GCAATATAACGGAGTATATGAACTTGCACTAAAAAATAATGATTTTTATGATGATAATTTTCATCCTGGTCTTTCCGCAGATAAAGCCTGGGCTGAACTTATAAATTCTTACTTATATTGATATTATTTTGTTGACTAATTCCTTAGCTACAACATTGTTATTTTTTCTATATGTGTGTAATTCTTGATTATGTATTAATATAGGCAACATTTCATATAACATAACACTTAATTGTTCTTGGCTAAATGAATTCAATCGTTTTACTTCATTTAATATTTTGTTAAATCTAAGATCATCGTCTAACTCAACATCATAACTTTCATCTATCCATTTATTAAATGTCTTATAACCTAAATTATGTAATGTTTGTAATGTTCCGCGTTCACCTATTATGATAAAAGGTTGCATAGTAGCTATAGGTTTAAATGGTTTTTCATTAAGCTGTAAATGATTAAAATCAGTATGAAAATAACTCATTGGAATAATATTAATATAACTTGACAAATGCAATTCTGTGTTAGTGCTGAGTGATAAAAAATCAGTTAATATTTCATTAAATTTTAATGGATTTAAATCTAATTGTTTTTCTTTTACAGTTACAATTTGGTTAGTAACGGGATCACAGTATGTACCAAATTGGGTAGACACATAGGAGGTATTTTCTAACTCAGGTATTCTACATAGATTATCTACAAAACGTAATCTAAAATCTCTGGCTCTTCCGCCTAAATATAAAAATTTTTTATTTCTTATTTTTACATGTTTAATACTTTCAATTACTGGTTTATTGTTAATTGTGGAAATAGTGTGTTCAAAAACGTTAGCACAAAACCCTATTAAATTGAATTTCTTTAACGCAGATTCTAATTTATAGTTAGTATCAGTATAAATTATTGATGACGTAGAAATGTTTAAAAATTTAGCTGAACCATTTATTAAATCAGGTATATTTTTGTTACTTCCTTGACTTATATTAAAACTATCTCCATTACTTGAAAACAGTAACTTAGCTTTGTTATTTTGTAGATCAGCTATGTATTTTGGATTAAAATAATTACACTTTAGAAACCAATGAAAATTATCTATATTAGCTAATAGATAATAAAAATCCTCTGAGGGCTCAGTTATAAAGTTTGTGTCAATAGTTTTTAATAAGTTTATTAAATGTTGATTATTAATATTAGCATAATCACCAGTTTCTAAACTAATCGTTAGTATATTCAAATGTTATTTTGCGGCCCTTTGTGCCATTTGCTTTACTACTTTCTTTTGATCTTCTGGAGCAGGAGGAGGGCTGTCTAAAGCAGGTTCTTGTTTTTGACCTTTAAATGTTACTTTATCACCTTGAATATTGGTAATGAAATTACCCATAGGTTCCTGCTTAATCATATTATATAAATCTTGTTTATCTAATATAACATCATACTTTCTATAGTAATCAAGTAATTCATCAACAGTCCAATTTGGCTTGACTCTACCTAATTTGATATAGGTTGTCAATTGGTCGCTAAGTGCAATTATTTTAGCGACAAGTGGCTGTTCATCTAATTCAAAGAGAAACATTGTTATCTCTTTTCACGACCAACCTTGGGTGCTGGCATTTCTTCTGGTTCTTCTGCTGGAAGTTCAGGAGCCTCTTCAGGTGGCATTTCTTCTTGCGATGCCATAACGTCAGCTTCTTCTCCAGGAATTTCTTCTGCGCCAGGAGTAAATGCTTCTGGGCTACCGCCTTGACCTGTAATGCCATTTAATGCATTTGATAACGTAGCTTTAGATTGTGCTAATGCTTGACTTAAACCGGTCAATGCTTCGTTAGCTTGTTGATTAAATTGTGTGCTTTCTTGTACACCAATTTCACTTTGAATGCTGTCTGTTAATGCAGGCAATTCTTTTACCATCATATCACTGACTTCTTCAATCATTTTTTGTACACTGTCAACCATGTCTTGCGCAGCTAAAATAACTTGTGATTTTTCTACTTCTTCGTTTTCAACAACGATTCTTGCAGTGCGAGGTTTATTATTAATAATATGCTCTGTTAAAGCCTGTTCCATGAATACTAGTTTCATATATGAAGGCGAACTTTGATTTTCATAAAAGTCTTTGCTTGTTCTCATTTCTTGTTTTAAGCCTTGTACTTTTTTGAGCATTTTGGTAGCTGCGTCTTTGTTTAAATTTGATGGATCAAATTTATAATCAAAGCTTTCTTTGAGAGCTTTTACCGCATAATTTTTTGAATCTAAATCGTTGAGTTTCATAATGTGTTTCCAATCCTATAATATATTTATCAGAATCCTAAGATATTTTGGTCTTAATTTTGTCAAATTTATCTTTTTGCCAACGCATTGAAGTTATAAGATAGTCGTTCAATTCACTTAATATCATTGACTTTCTATATTTAGTTTCCTGTATCTTGGCTAGATAAATGAATTTATCAGACGAATCCTTAGATTTTTTTAATTTTTGTTGTAATATAGCTAAACTAACCTTAATACCGGACAATTCAATGTCTATTTCGGGTAGTCGATTGGCTTCTTTTACCCTAATATACTTGTCATATGTGCACCAAGCAATAGCTATTTTTAAGTCTGATACTATCGGGCACTTTTTCCATGGTTCCTTAATAGTTTTAATTTCAAAACAATCATCTTTGGGTGTTATGCTATATTTTCCAAATGCCAAATAACTACCATCGCTAACCTCAAGTAGCATTATATCTTTTAGGTCTTTAGATATTTCTTTATCAAAAAACTTTTTAATTTTGTTGATTTTGTTCATGGTATACAAAGTAAATGTTTCTGAGTTCAGGGCTAGTATCTAAAAAATTACTGAGTTTATCAAATTCTGTACCACATTTAATCATAGGTACACCATCACAGTCATTATAGAGTGCTCCCAATTTTCCATAGTCATTATCAAACACGCTAGGGTGTTGTATTATAAAATCAAATGTCCAAACGTTTACTAAATCTTTATTTAATTTTTTATATAAAAAACCAAATTCAGTGTTTTCGAAATATGTTTTGTTAAATACAGGTGGCGCTACTAGCTCGGGCTGACTACGTAAACTTATAGCTTGTACAATAGTATCTAAATTTGCTTGAGTATTACGTTTATATAACCACTCATCATCCGTGTTACTAGGACGATTTCTGTTTAACACGTTTGTTTGTTTTATATCAAATAATGTATAACAGGTAATTATATAACTCATACTGTATTTAGAGGCAAAAAAAACCAGAGAATAAATCTCTGGTTCTTTTTATAGTTAACAAGTAACTATTATTCGTAATCAACCAATGTGTTAAATGTAGCAACTTGTGTACCAGATACGTTAGCATAACCTGTTGCTGTGTTAAGAGCAGAAGTTAAGTTTGCTGGGCTTGTGCCACCATTTGTTGATGCAACGTTTGACCATGCACCTGTTGGGTAAACAGCTAAACTGATGTTATCTTGTTGTGTGTTACCACCGCCGCCGGCGTTAACTTGATAAATCATAACTGTTGCTAATTGTTCAACTGTACGAATAACTGTTTGAGTTACTGTGCCGTTAGCTTGTACGTTTGCAACTACAAAGTTGAAGAAGTCAAGTTTTGGACCTTGTGGTTGAACTACTGAACCGCTTGTGTTTGTGTTAACACCAGTGTTTGTATACGAAGCATAGTCTAAGTTTAATACTGGTTGAAAGTCACCATTTGTACGTGTAAATTGTGCCATTTTGAAAATTCCTTAAGTTTGTTGAAGCCTACTGCTTCATATCTGTATTTACACTTTTTTCAAAAAAAGTCGGTTTTATGGTATCTTTTTGGTGCATTTTTTAAGTAATCGTAACTGGTACTAGAAAGGAACTTATGTTTAAAACCCAATTAAATGATGATGCTATGTCCAAACTGTTAAGGGGGAAACATAAATGCAGAGGAAATTGGAAATTAGTTTAACGACCCTGAAGGTTCTGTCTACTAAAGCCCATACGATCTACAAATTTTAGCCCGTTGGCAACAAAACCCTCTTGACTTGCTGTACCATCATTGAGATAGCCTTGTACAGGGCTAGATTTTGCTGCTTGATTCAATTGATGTACGATTTTCTCTTTTAGATTGTATAAATCAATCCATACTGTAAATGCACCAACTACGCCTCTTTTATTTTGTTTCAAGTGGTTAGTTAATTTTTGTTTCATAACAGCAGTCATGGGACGTGCTTCAAAATATTTTACAAATTCACTGTATAAGTTTTTAAGATTGCCTTCTTTGACTTTTTTATTAATAAAAGTAGTAAACAATTGATTAAATGTATTTCTAGCTTGTGGTGCAGTAGTCATTAATTGTTGTATGTCTGCCCCGTATTTTGTAATATCGTCTTTAGTTTTCTTTACTAATTTTGCATCAGCTTTTAATTTAGGTGCAGCTGGCATAGCACTTGGAATAATAGCTACGTTGTTATTATTTTTAAGATTACCAATTCCACCATTTAATGATACTGCTTGATCAGTGCTATCAGCATTAGGATCAATATATTGATGTACAGCAATCCCTGCTACTTTTTTAGTCATTAATTTACCCAGTTCGCTGTTTGGATCTACTGTATATGTAATGCCGTTAGGATTAGCTTTGAATGAGTATAATCCATTATTATTTGGTGTTAACGGTTTATGAAATAGTAAATCTCCCCAATAATAACCTTTAGTGCCTCTACTCTCTATTTCTAAACCAGACCATATCTCACTAATTATACGTTCTAATTCGCCGCGATTTACACCTCTAGCTGCATCATATTGTGCAAAGTCAGCAGGACTATAAATTTTACGACCACTGCCATCTTTTTTGTTGAACATATGTTTGTCCATAATGCTAAATTTACCATTAGGGCCACGACCAAAAATCAATGCAGGATATCCATCCCATTTAATAGAAATGTTATTAGGATTTTTTGCTGTAGCAAGTATGTTGTTTAATGCTTGATTAGCACCTGCAACATCTTGTAAAAAGACTAAATCTTCAGGATGATCTAAATGTCCTTTGTCTTCTACTAATTTTATATTAGCTAATTTGTCACTAAGATTGCGCAATGATTCTGTTAAGTTCATATTATTTTTTGTTCTGTTGTGCAAGCATACGTTGTTTTGCAGCAGCCATTCTTTGTAGAAATTCAGGAGAAACTTTTGGTTTTTGCTGAGGAGTTGTAGGTTGTTGTGTAGGTTGCTGTTGTGGTTCTTGCGCCGTTGCTATCCCTTTTGCTATATTTGAATTAGTATTTTGTACTGTATTCGGTGCTACAGTAGGTTCAGGAGTAGCTACCTTTGGTTGTTCATTTGGTGGTACAGTTACCCATTGACCTTGAACATTTTTAACTTTAGGTTTTGGTTGTGCAGGTGGGACGTTTTGAGCAGTTTGTTTTTGCCAAGTATTATCTAGCCATTTAATAGTTTCTAAGCTAGTAACTGGTTTATTACCTACTTTCCAACCATTTGGTCCCTTAGTATAAACATCTCCACCTATTTCTAATGTTGGTGCTTCGGCGCTAGCTGGTGGTGCGGCACCAGGTAAAGGGGCTACCAACTCAGGGTGTAATCTAGCCATTCTAATTTGATTTACGTCTGTAATATCAGGTTTTTCAACTTTCTTTTTTAATGATGATAATTCATCAATAGCTGTAACTGCTAATCTACGTCCTAAATTGTTAATAGATGTTTCGAGATTTGCTTCTGCATATGGTACCTTTTTATTAACATTCATTGCATCTTTAATAAACGACTGTATTAATTTTTGATATTCAGGATTAGGTTTTAAATATCTATTGTAAATTACTGAGTATCCTGTTTGCGGATCATGCGGTAAAGCATCGCTTAATGCTCTATCAATCCATTTTTCCCATTGTTCAGGTTTTTTATATGTTGATACAATTGCGCTATCTTCTTGCATAGCATTTTGTATGTCTTGCGCAAATTCTTTTGCGTATTTTGCTAAAACACCAGGAGTTTGCTGTGATAAAGGAACTTGTGAGGCTTTTGCTGCGTTAGCTGCGGCATCTGCTTCTTTTTTACGTTGTAATTTAGAATATTGGTTTTTACCAAGTAATCCGGTAGCTCGTAAAGGGTCAAGCAAACCTTCATTAAATTCTTTAAATCTCATCCTTCTTCCTTAAAGATTTTGCGAACCTGCGTTGGTCCTTACTCTTTATGGAACTAAGTAATTTCTTTTCTAGAATTTCTGCCTTTTCAACAGAGTAATGCTTGCCTATTAATTCTAATAAATTAATAGCACTTGCAATTACATTATTAGCACGACTTTCTATGACATGGTTAATATCACGGCTGCTACCAATGGATTCTAATTCTTCTAACAGACTTCTAGTTTTTTTCTGCATACGTAGGTCCTATACTGTATTTATCGGATTTTATAGGAATCTATTTGTTTAGTTGGTTCAATAAACTCTTTAATTTGGAGCTTTGAACATCAGCTACGACCTTTTTAGTTTCAGGTTCTATACTATCGGTTATAGTTGAAACCGTCTTAATTTTACTCATAATGTCATTAGCTGAGGGCTGAGGAACTGTAGAATTGTCAGAATTTTCTTCAGGGTCTGTAATTCTTAGAGTATCTACGTCAAATGCAAGTTCAATCTTTTGACCTACACCAGAACTACTACGAGTTTTCATTAATTGTAACTGATATTGCCCACGTTCACGCATACTACGACTTGTAAAGATACCAAACACGTTATCAGCAGTATTGATCTTACTAATACCACCTGAAATATGACTATGATCAAATTCGATTTCTTCTACCGCAGCACGATTTAACTGACTGGCTGTTACAAACAATACGTTTAATTCTTTTGCCAAGTTACGCAATTCTTCACTAACATATTTGTCTTTGACAAACAAATCGCTGGGACTTACTTTTGCGCTTACGGGCATAATCAAATCAAGATAATCGATACATAAAAAATCTACTTTTACTCCAGTTTGTATTTGTAGTTCTTTACAATATGCTCTGATATCGTTTACTGTGCTTTGTGCTGGCATATATTTGATTCTAAGTTTACCTGCCTTCTTTGCTGCCATTTTAACTTTCATTTCAACATTGTCAATATCTTTGAAAATGTCCCTACTAGCAGTTTGTGTCATCATACTATCGATGCGCAACGCACAAAGACCTTCACTTAATTCTAAGGTTATATATGCACCATTTAAGCCTGATTGTGCCCAGTTAACAGCAAGATTTTGCATAAACAAACTTTTACCAGAACCTGAGCCACCAGCAAAGATTTGTAATTCACCACGATTGAACCCACCATATAGTTTCTTATCCATGCTAGGCCAGCCTGTACTGTTTTGTCCATTGCTGCTTTTAAGTGCCATTAATCGACCACGAGGATCGTCAAAATAGTCAGTACCCATGTCACGTTGTAGACTAATTTGCACAGCATCTTTGATTAGTTTTTCTACTGGATCATATTCACCTTTTTCTAATAAGTCGGCTGACTTTAAAATAGCCCTTTCAAGTTCTTGTCGTTTAGTAAATGCCTCAAATTCTTCTAAGAACCACTCATAATGTCCATCATCTAAATCATCTACAGTTTCAATAGTTTGACCTGTTGTTGCCTTAATTTGATTTGGTTCTGGCATAACATTATATTTTTTACTGTGGTCAACAATAAAATCTGCTACTGGTCGCAATGTGCGATCAAAGTTTTTTGGATTCATGATATTCATAACACGAGTATATAACTCAGCGTTTGTAACCATCATACGTAAAAACAATGTTTGTACTTCGACATTATAATCGTTTAGCAATTTCTTTTTTCCTCATTTCAATCTTTATCTTACTGCTAGTTTCATTTTGCAGTATACTTAGCATAGTTGCTACTTTGCCATATTTTACTACAGCATCATTAACATCTTTAACGTTCCAGTCTGGCAAACTAACACTAAATCCTAATTCTAATGCTCTATCGCAAATTTCTAACCCAGCTTTGTCTTGATCAGGCACAACGATAATCTTTCTATTAAGATTTTTTAGTAATGTAGCCTGTTCTTCACTGATTGAATTATGCGTTAATGCACATCCATTAATACTCAATGCGTCAAATATACCTTCGACTACTATACAAAATTGATAATCACTTTTTTGTAAATCATAACCAAACAAATATCCTGATTGTTGTTCACTTATAAACTTAGGTTTTCTGTCATCTAAAAATCTACTTGTATGACCAACAATTTTATTTTCATGTGTAAAGGGTATGATAACTCTATTACTGTTACGTCCTTCAGCATTTGGTGTTACTAAGAAGGGATATTCGCTAATAGTTATGCCACGTTTTTGTAAATAATCAACGTATACTTTGTGATTTATATTGTTTACATCAACTAATTCACCCTCAGGTAATTTCATTTCTTTGAACTTTACCTTTTTCTTTTCACGTTTTTTATTAGTAAAGTCTAACAAATCTTTGTGTTGTAAACTTTCAAAATTCCATTTAGTAATTTGATCACTGTCTATACCACACCAAGTTAATAATAATTTAGTGTTTTTAGTTAATGATTTACCTAATACAAATCCACATTTGAAGTTACAATTAAAGCAATGATATGTCCATTTGTTTGGCCCGTCAGTTATTACCCCGCCTCGCATACGACGGTCTGCTTTGTGTCCACGATTAACACAACAGGGGGCGTTAAAGCTTTGCCAACCACTACTAGTTGATTTCTTTTTGCCAGGAATAATAGATAATATCTCAAACATCTAGATATTATAACTTGTTGAAATATAAATGTAAAGTTATCTGGCGTAAATATTGGACAAAATATCAAAGCCGTTTGCAATATTATTAGCGTTTGCTTCAAATGCCACTTGTACAAACGGATAGAATCCTTCAATTACATACCCAAGAGTATTGGTAATATTAGAATATGTATATGAAGTAATTGGTGCCCAATCTCCGTTACCTGTGCAGCTACCTAAAATTGCTACATTGCCTGTGTATTGATAATATTCCATTTGTAAAGTTAATATTGGGTTATTATCATTTGTAATTACACTGCTATGCCATACAGTATTTCCTGCACCAAACATAGGTTGGTCATTAGAATTGAAAGTATATGGACCATCTAAACCTGGAATGCCTTGAGCAGATGGTATAGTAACCTTTAATGAAGGAACCACACTTGGCAATATAGCATTTACAATAGCTAAATCGCCTCTTGCCTGTGCAGCTTGATCAACGTATACAGGGAAGTTCATGGTACCATCTTGTGATGGGATAGACAACGTGTAGAAACATTGTTGCGCATCTACAGGTACCAATGTACTTGAATTTAAATTAAGTTGCATTATACCGTTAGCTGGATATACCGAATCTAATGATTGTTGAAATAATATAGTGCTACCAGTTTGATCTATTGCTCTAAAAGTTATTTCAAGTCCAGTTACATCTACAGGTTTCTGATCTTGATTTAAGAATTGAAATTGTAATTGATTGTCTACACCTTTACTTAGGGTGAGAGGTTTTGAATAGACTGGCATAAATCTCCTTGGCGACGGTCCTGATAGGACAACAACAATGTTTCGTTGAATATATAAAAATACCGCTGTTGTATACACTGATGATGCTCCTTGACAGTATTTATTCAGATAAAATATTATGTATGGGTAAAAAAGAGTAAATAAGCATAACAATGGTTGACAAAGATTTTTTTACAAAATTAACTGAAAATCACCCGTTTATCACGGTCTGCTCCTACGCCGGTCAAGACTATGTAGGAATTGTACAGAATCGTGATGACTTAGTAACTACAATTTATGATTATGGCAGTATTGTAGACAGCAATGTTAAAGAAAAATTCCTAAAATTAGGGGATTGCTGGTGGTGGGAAAGCAATAGAACCATACCAATTAATCTATTTCTAAAAAGTGAATGGGATCCATTTAAGATATATTTGCGTACTTTTGCGAACAAAAGTTTAGTGATTATTCATGGCCCTGTTACTAGCATTAGTGAAATCAGCAAACGCCGTATTAAACGTAAGAGCATTACCCTAGTTAAACGTATGCCCTGAGTCTAATAGATTCATATGCACAACTACAAGATGTGCATAGGCCACAGCATGACTACGTTTAAAACTATAAGTTCCGTCTTCTTTATCCCAGATAGTTTCACTTATTTCTTTAAAGGGTCTACCAATCAAGTGCTTTTTAGCGGGTCTAATAGCTGCTAAAAACATAGCTAGTCTAGGAATACTATTGATAGGTTCTGGCATACGCTTAATAGACTGATAATGATTGCTTAAATGTATAAGTTTTTCTACAAAGATTGGATCATTTAATCTAGCCCAATTGGGTTCGCGCATTAATTCTAATAAATGTTCTTCGCTTTTAACTTGTTCATAAACATGCACATTCAACAAGTCTAGTTTAAAATATCCACGATCTTCTGCTTCTTTATAGTCTATCGATGCCATGTTATTTACAGAATCATAGGGTATTTCTGTAATATGCACACCTGTTGCATGTTTTCTAATTGGATCTACTTTACGCATACTGGCAGGGATATGTTTAATCTTTTCTAAGATTAAATCACGATTACCAAAGTCAATGTCTACGTCACTATCGATTCTCATCGAGGTTGAACCAATCCTGCTTTCATTAATTTCATATATGCACGTTGCACAACAATTGCCTGATGTTCTGCGTCATCAACAGCCTTATGACTGGTAACGTGCTTTTCATCTTTAAGACTTACACCTGCAACTTCATATAGTGTACGTGTGTCGCGCATAGTCCAAAAAGGCCAAGGTATGGGGTTTGGCTTGTCGCTTGTTTGTCGCCATGCATGTTCCATAACTACTAAGTCAAATGGCGCGCCATTACTCCATACTGCTCTGCGATTCCAACAAAACTTGTAAAGAATTTCCATGCAATCTTTAAATGGTTGTCGATCACGATCACCCATAGCCTCTTCAATTGATTCGGGACTTTGTTCACCCCACCAACGTAGTGTGTCATCATTGATACTACGATTGTAGATTTCAGTTTGATCTTCAATTGTTGGTCGTAGTTCTAATCTTTCTGCGATACCATTGCCCTTAGGGTCAAAACGCACAGCACCAATAGTAAGTATAACACAATTAGGTGTTGTATCCAAACTTTCAATATCCAACATAATATCATTACTCAATTTTATCTCCTTTTATCTTTTTAGACTTACAGTTGTCTCCGTGCCACCTATCATAATATCATTTGCCATTGCTTGTCCATATGTTATCTATGCTACGTACTTCATCTACAAGACTATTATCCAAATAATTTATTGCTAATGCGGTTCTAGTATTATTTGACTTATTACTCATACTACTATGTAATACTCTACAGTTATACATTAACACACTGCCACGACTTAAGTCAAACTGTTTGGCATTTTCTTTAAACCAACGTGTGTATTTTCCACTATAACAATCTTTAATATCAAAGTCACGCTTTTGGCTATATGGAACAAGTCCAGTAACACCGTTTTCAATGGTCATATCTTCTAAAGCTACAATACATTGTATGCCAAGTAATCGATTGTCAAAGTTATATTTCTTAAATCTATGTGGGGTGTCTAAGTGGGGATTACAGTAAGTAGTCCCTGGATTAATTGTAACAATATCATTTGAATATAGGGCAAGTGTCTTAGAAATAGATTGTATGATTTTACTAATTTGTTTTTCAATTTCAATAGCCTCTGGCAAGTTTAATACAGTATTACTCCACCAAACTGCTATATCTGGTAAATTTTTAATATCATCACGTTCAGCATACTGCAAATCTGATGACGATGCTCTAACTATTTTAAGTTCGGGTAGCTTATTATTTAGATCAGTGATCAAATTTATTGGTATTTGATTTGTTTGTATAATATATCCAGGGCCTATTGTTAATTCATCTAAATTATTTGACATTATTTGTACTTTAATAAAAAAAATGTATATTTGGCTTCGTCAGTTATTTCATAACTGTCTGTAATTCCTAGTGTGGCAATCATATTAGGATTAGCATAAAACATTATTTTTAGACCATAAGTGTTGAGCAAATACTCACTAAATAAATTTTCATCAAACTCAGCATTGTTGGCAATGAAATCCTCTTTTGCTAGTTTTAACATTCGCCAATAATTGGTTCTGTTTTTACGAAACTCTATTTCTGGATCGTCATCATCATAATCTTGAAAAATGTTTTTCATATTACTCACACAATTTATAATACATATAAACTTTCTCGTTCATAATAATATGATTACTTACTTTGAACCATGTACTGTTTTTAGGGTTTCCAAAATGTTTTTGACACCATTGTTCTATACGTTTATT